GGCGCATTTCCGGCCATGAATGCGTTTCAATTAGCTCCGGATGAATACGCAACAGCTTATGAATTGCATCCTCTACTTCGCTTTGCTCGGAATAACCCACGGTTTCCAGCCAATCATAAAAATGCTCGGCCGTTTCCCTGTCCATTACTTTACGCATTTCTTATCTCCTCAGAATCGGGGCCAAAGCCCCGGGGTTATCACGCACGCACCACAAGCGCGCTGCACTCATCGTCCGAATCCTCGGACATCGCAAAATCCCACAGCACCCAGCCTGCAGGGACTGCAGCACGCGCTGCTTCGTGCGCTGCCTCCAGGTCAGCGTGCTCCGTCACCGCGTCAACCGCGGTGTCTGCAATCACGTCTACCGTCGTCGTCGTCAGCTTCATCGTCCACTCCTGCCGGCAGCACCGTGCTGCCATGAACACAGTCTCGCGCCGCAACCTGACGCGAAACTTACAACCTACCGCAGTGTGGGGTCTTTCGGGGTGACCCACTAGGAAAACGCGGGTTTCCCTCTGTGGTCCCCTATGCCCCATACATATAGCTGACCTAGTAGGGGATGTCTGTTTGGAGTCCAGTAGTAATCACGAGGGGACCAGGGGGGCACGAGTGGGGCACAGTGGGTCACGAGTGGGTCACGCCCATTCCTGCCTGCCGCTGGTCCCCTATGCCCCATTGGGGCGCGAGTGTCGCTAGGCCCAGTTATCGGATCTGGTCCCCTATGCCCCACTGGGGTACGCGAGTCATCGAGGGTTGACGCGTGCCATCGGGGGTCGGACAGGTGTCGCGCCTATCGTGGTCCCCTCACGTGGTCCCCTCACCCTGCGGCGCCCTTGCGGGCCTCCGGTCGTGGTCCCCTATGCCCCACTGGGTCACTGGGTTCGATGACTACCGCACGATAGGCGACGCAAGCGTACCTATCCCGAGGATCATGCGCGTGCTGACCAGGTGCGTGCTGATCGTCAGCTCGAGGATCGTCAGCATCAAGATCGTCAGTGTGCTGATCATTGGGGGGTGGATGATGAGGGTGCGGAGAATCGAGGCCCCGGGTAGGGCCTTGGCTTGGAGTGAAATGGTACGGACCCCCCAGACCAAATTTTTATTGTTCGCAGCGTTAAGCCCCTGCCCCGCAACCAATTTTTTTTGCATAAACTTTCCCACGCCCCAAATTTGGCCTTGGCGCCAAACGCCACCAAGTTCGCCGCCGCTGACGGCTGGCGCTGTTCACGCTGCCGGCAATCGCAGAGGCGAGCGTTGCTCGGTTTCATTCCTGCTGGCAATCGGCTATCATCGCGCCCCATGCACCTCTCCGTCTTCCGCGACCTACCCGTCACTGCCAGAGAGCTGAAAGCCACGCCTGACGCCCTGGAGCGCATTTACGAGAATGCGAAGCTGGGATTACGCGGCGATGCGCTTGCGCTGGCGGCAGGTATGTTGCCGGTGGAATTGGCCCGGCTGAAGCTGATGGACCCGATTGCGGAACTGGCGGAGATGAAGGGTCGCGCCGACAGTGAGATGACGATGTCGAGGACGCTGTACGAAGCCGCGGAAGCGGGGGATTCGAAGGCGGCGCTGGAGTTCCTGCGGCACAAACACGATTGGGTGGCGAAACAGCAGGTCCAGGTAGACGTAACGCAGTCGATTTCGATTACTGCGGCGCTGGAAATGGCCGAGAAGCGCGTGAAGGCCGCGCAGGCGATTGAGGATGCGGTAGAGATTGTGAAGCCGCTGGCGCGTGGTTTGCCGGTAACGGCGCTGCCGGTAACGGCGCTGCCGGAAATGGTCGACGGCCCGGTATAACCGAGGAACTGCGTGCAAACCACGAAATACACCCCCCAGGAGGAACAGGCCCTGATGAGTCGCCTGTGGAGCGCGAAGCTCCGCGACGACCCCGAGGCGTTTGTAATGTTTGTGTTTCCCTGGGGGGAAAAAGGCACGCCGCTGGAAAAACGCACCGGCCCGCGTAAATGGCAGCGGGATATTTTGCGGAAGATTAGGGCGCACATCGAGGCGAACGGCACGCGGGATATGTACGAGGTATTCCGCCTGGCGGTGGCCTCGGGGCGCGGAATCGGGAAGTCGGCGCTGGTCAGTTGGCTGGTGCTGTGGATGCTCTCGACGCGGATCGGGGCGAGCGTGATCGTGTCAGCGAACTCCGAGGCGCAGCTCAGAAGCGTGACTTGGGCCGAGATCACGAAGTGGCTGGCGATGCTGATGAACTCGCACTGGTTCGAGATCAGCGCCACGCGCATCGTGCCGGCGAAGTGGCTCACCGAACTGGTGGAGCGCGACCTGAAGAAGGGCACGCGTTACTGGGGCGCGGAGGGGAAGCTCTGGAGCGAAGAAAACCCCGATGCGTACGCTGGCGCGCACAACGACGACGGCATGATGGTGGTGTTTGACGAAGCCAGCGGTATCCCGGACTCGATTTGGTCTGTGGCAGCCGGATTTTTTACCGAGAACACCCCACACCGATTCTGGTGTGCGTTCAGTAACCCGCGCCGGAATTCGGGGTATTTTTTCGAGTGTTTTAATGCCAAGCGGGCGTTCTGGAACACGCAGAACATTGACGCCAGAACGGTGGAGGACACCGACAAGGGCGTGTACCAGACGATCATCGACGAATACGGCGAAGACTCGCCGCAGGCGATGGTTGAGGTGTACGGCGAGTTCCCCGGCGCGGACGAATATCAGTTCATCCCGCTGGGGCTGGTGGAAGAAGCCGCGAAGCGGCCCCCGATGCGCGACCCGGACGCGCCTGTGGTGATCGGCGTGGACCCGGCGCGGTTTGGGGCGGACGCGACAATCATCGTGATCAGGAAGGGCCGTGACCTGCTGGAAGTGCGGCGGTTCCGTGGCGACGACACGATGACCGTGGTCGGGCACGTGATCGAGGCCATCGAGGATTTTCAGCCGGCGCTGACGGTGATTGACGAGGGCGGGCTCGGCGCGGGCGTGCTGGACAGACTGCTGGAGCAGCGGTATAAGGTGCGCGGCGTGAATTTCGGCTGGAAGGCCAAGGATCAGAAGGCGTACCAGAACAAGCGGGCAGAGATATGGGGCGCGATGAAGCAGTGGCTGCGCACGGCGTCTCTGAAGGACGACAGGAACCTGAAGAAAGACCTGTGCGGCCCGCGCACAAAGCCGAACTCGTCGGGCGCGATTGCGCTGGAGACGAAGGAGCAGATGAAGGCCCGCGGTTTGGCCTCGCCTGACGCCGCCGACGCACTGGCGGTGACGTTTGCGTTCCCGGTGGCTCACAGGGAGTACAATCCCCGCAGCCAGCACCGGGTGGTGACGGCTCACGCCGGTTCGCAGACGGCAGGTTGGATGGCTCACTGAGGGCTGAACATGGCGAAATCGGTGTCTCTGAGCGTTGGTCGGGGCGAAAAGCTGCCCACGAAGCAGGGCGCTGGCCTGACGGCCAAGGGCCGGGAGCGGTATAACCGCGAGACCGGCAGTAATCTGAAGGCGCCGGCGCCGAATCCGAAGACTGAGGCGGATAAGGGGCGGAAGGCCAGTTTCTGCGCCCGCATGGGTGGCGTGGCCGCGAAGGCCGAGAACGGCGAGCGAGCCAAGGCCGCCTTGAAACGCTGGAAGTGCTGACGCAGGAGCGGAAAATGGCCACGAAACCCGCAAAACCCGGCCTCTACGCCAACATTCACGCCAAGCGCGAGCGCATTGCTGCCGGCAGCGGTGAGAAAATGCGCAAACCGGGCGCTGCGGGCGCGCCCACCGCCAAGGCGTTCCGCGAGTCGGCCAAGACGGCCAAACCGAAGGGGAAATGACGTGCCGCGCAATGCGCTAGCACCAAATGCGCAAAATGCGCTGGTCAGGCAATCTGACCCGACGCAAGATGTGCTGCAGCGGGCCGCCCAATTTCCTCAATACGGAGAATTGGTGGATTATTTGTCTGCAAGACGAATGATGCCGCCAATAGAAACAAAATCAAAATTTTTGCTTCCTTACAAAGGAGTGTTTGAGCAAAATCCTTTAATTGGTGGTCCTTTGCCGCAAACTGGAAAAATTACAGTTCGGTCTGGCGCAGAAGAGTCAACGGTTGTTCATGAATTGACTCATGCGGCTGACGCTCAAATTAACAATCAATATTACGAACTAAAGCAACAAGAAAAACAAGGCAAAAAATTAGCGCCAGTACAAAAACAATTTATTGATGCGTTTGAAAAACTTGTGCGCAAAGTGTCTGGAATTCCTGGTTGGCGTTTGCGGGAAAATAACAGGTCAAAAACAGCTGAAAAACTTGCGCCAGATTGGCTTAAACAACAGCAAGGCTATCGTTCTTCTGACGATGAACTGCCCGCTTTTGGCATGGGCAGCACTGTTTACAGCAGCAAAAAATGGCCAGACGCCCCGCCGCACGTTGATCCGACGTATGCCACCGAGTTTTCTGTTCTAATGGATCTGGCGCGTCGCGCCCAACCTGTCATTCCGGGGAGGTAACATGCCGCTGGTGAAATCCGCGTCCAAAGAGGCGTTCCGCAAGAACGTCAAGACCGAAATGGCCCACGGCAAGCCGCAGAAGCAGGCGGTGGCGATTGCGTACAGCACGCAGCGAGCCGCCAAGGCGCCCGCCAAGGGCAAAAAGTAACGCATCGGTGACCCTACCCTGCCATGGCCCGTAAATCAGCCAAAAACGACGTCCTAGCCACCATGCGGGAGCGCCTGCAGATGGCGCTCGGCGCACTGAGTTCGTCGCGCAATGACGAGCTGGACGATTTGCGGTTCATGGCCGGCAGCCCGGACAACAACTGGCAGTGGCCGAGCAACGTGCTGGCCACCCGCGGCAACGTGCAGGGGCAGACGATCAACGCCAGGCCCTGCCTGACGATCAACAAACTGCCGCAGCACGTTCGCCAAGTCACCAATGACCAGCGCCAGAATCGGCCCAGCGTCAAGGTCATCCCTGCGGACGACCGCGCTGACCCGCAGGTTGCCGAAATTTACGACGGCGTGGTGCGGCACATCGAGTACATGTCCGACGCGGACGTCGCGTACGACACCGCCTGCGAGAACCAAGTCACGTTTGGCGAGGGCTACTGGCGCCTGCTGACGGAGTATTGCGACGAGAACACGTTCGATCAGGACATCAAGATCGAGCGCATCCGCAACTCGTTCAGCGTGTACATGGACCCGACCATCCAAGACCCCTGCGGGTCGGATGCCAAGTGGTGCTTCATCACGCAGGACATGACGCGCGACGAGTACGAGCGCCTGTTTCCCGACGCCACGCCGATCACCGCGCTGATGGATCAGGGCACTGGTGACTCGGCCACCGCGCAGTGGGTGACGCAGAACACGGTGCGGATTGCGGAGTACTTCTGCGTCGAGTACAAGCGCGTCAAGCTCAACCTGTACCCGGGCAACGTCACGCTGCAGGAAGGTGAGCCCGAAGACCGGCAGATGCAGGCCATGGGCCTGATGCCGGTGCGCTCGCGCATGGCTCAGGTGCCGCAGGTCAAGTGGATGAAGACCAACGGCTACGAGATCCTCGAAGAGCAGGACTGGGCGGGCCGGTGGATTCCCGTGATCCGGGTGATCGGCAACGAATTCGAGGTCGATGGCCAGATTCTGGTGAGCGGGCTGGTGCGCAACGCCAAGGACGCGCAGCGCATGTACAACTACTGGGTGTCGCAAGAAGCCGAGATGCTTGCGCTGGCGCCCAAGGCCCCGTTCATCGGCTACGGCGGGCAGTTCGAGGGCTACGAAACCCAGTGGAAGACCGCCAACACGCAGAACTGGCCCTACCTGGAGGTCAACCCCGACGTCACTGACGGCAACGGCTCCATCCTGCCGCTGCCGCAGCGTGCGCAGCCGCCCATGGCCCAGCAGGGCCTGATTGCAGCCAAGATGGGCGCTGCGGACGACATCAAGGCCACCACCGGGCAGTACGACAGCAGCATCGGCGCCACCAGCAACGAGCGCAGCGGCCGAGCCATCCTGGCCCGTGAGCGGCAGGGTGACACGGGCACGTACCACTTCGTGGACAACCTGGCGCGGGCCATTCGGTACAGCACGCGGCAGATCGTGGACCTGATCCCAAAGATCTACGACACGCAGCGCATCGCCCGGATCATCGGCGTCGACGGCGAGACCAAGATGGCCCGCATTGACCCGATGCAGCCCGAGCCGGTGCGCGAGGTGCGGGATCAGGCCGGCGTGGTGATTGAGAAGATCTACAACCCAAGCGTCGGCAAGTACGACGTCGTGGTGACCACCGGCCCGTCGTACCTGACCAAGCGGCAGGAGGCAATGGACGCCATGTCGCAGATTCTGCAGGGCTCGCCGCAGTTGTGGGCCGTGGCCGGCGACCTGTTCGTGAAGAACATGGACTGGCCGGGCGCCGAGGAGCTTGCCGCCCGCCTGCGCAAGACCATCGACCCGAAGCTGCTGGAAGACCAGGACGACCCGGCGCTGCAGGCTGCGAACAAGCAGATCCAAGTGATGATGCAAGAGATGCAGACCATGCAGCAGATGTTGCAGAATGTCACCCAGTCCATGGAAGCGCAGAAACTGCAGATCGACACGTTCAAGGCCGAGGCCGACGCCGAGGTCAAGGCGTACGAGGCCGAGACGCGCCGCCTCGCCGCGCTGCAGGCCGGCATGACGCCAGAGCAGGTGCAAGAGGTGGTCATGCAGACCCTGCGGGATGTGTCCACGCCCGGCATCGGCGACATGGGTGGCGGGATGCGCGGCGCTGCGCCGATTGAGGGAGTGCCCGTATGACGTGCGAAGTGTTCATCGGCCGCCTGTTCCTGTCGCGCGACGTCGCGCACTCGGTGCACCTGAACACCCGCTCGTACGCCAAGCATCAGGCGCTGAACGAGTTCTACACCGAGGTAATCGAACTGGCCGACACGTTTGCCGAGGCGTACCAAGGCAAATACGGCCTGATCGGCCCGATTGCGCTGCAGTCCGCGACCAAGACGAACAACGTCATCGAGTTCCTCGAAGACATGGTGAAATCCATCGAGGAAGACAGGTTCAAAGTGGTGAACAAGGAATGCACGCCGCTGCAGAACATCATCGACGAGATACTGGCGCTGTTTTACAGCACCCTGTACAAGCTAAAGTTTTTGGCTTAAAGGAATATCATGGCGTCGTA